GTACCGTAAACTACCTTGGACAGGTGGAGATGCTAGAAGTGTAGCTGAAATTGTGAACAACCTTGTAGAAGGTAAGTCTAACAATACAGGTGATATTACATTAGTAGCAGGTGGTGCTTCATCTACAACTATCTATGATGAACGTATAGGTTATAACTCTTATATTGGGCTAGAACCTAAAACACAAACTTCAGCTAGTACATATTTCCCATACGGTGCATTTCAAGATACGACTGACCAAAGTATAGCCACTATAACAGCTACAGCAAACATTAGTCTTGATACTACAGATTATTCTTTAGGCACAAGTTTAGTAGATGGATACAAGATAAAAGTAGACTATTCTGGTCTTTATAATGTGCAATTTAGTTTACAGTTTGCTAATGACAATGTAGCGATACAAGACGTAGACGTATGGTTTAGAAAGAATAATTCAGACGTTGCAGGTTCTAACAGTAAATTCTCTGTACCTAATAGTCATGGTGGCACAGATGGTCACCTTATTGCATCATTAAACTTTAATATAGAGCTTGCTAAAGATGACTATGTAAGTTTAGCATGGGCTACTACTTCCAAAGACGTTACAGTAGAACATTTAGCAACACAAACAACACCTACTAGACCTGCAACACCTAGTGCTATTGTGACTATTCAGTATTTAAGTGCTAATTCATTTACGACTAACTTATTTACAGAACCTTATATTAGTTCACAACAAAATGGACAAGCAACTATCAGTCACCCTGCAAATACAGGCACGAATAAGGTATATCGTTATATAATAGTAGGATGATATTACATTACATACCTAAAGACCAACTTAGGACTCATTGGGATTATGTTAAACATGGTCTTGAATTAGTAAGGCAACGTGGTCATACACAATGGATAGTAGAAGATGTCTATTGCGACTGTTATGAAAACAGGTCTATGTTATTTGTAGGTATGATAGATAACAAAGCAGTAGGTTTTGTAGTACTTCAACCTATAGGTGACACACTTCATATATGGGCTTCATGGTCAACAATTAACGATATAACACTCTTTCAACAAGCATTTCAAGAAATACAAGCAATAGCAAAACAAGGCGGTAAGTCTAAAGTTACATTCTCTTCACAAAGAAAAGGATGGGAACGCAGAGCTAGATTAATGGGTTTAAAACCTTCAACATGGGAATATACACTTTAAGGAAATAGATATGTTTAAGTTACACAATTGGGTACAAGAATTAGTACAGTCATTTACATTTTATGGCGGTGGTGGTTCAGGTGGTGGGGGAAGTGGCACGTCTACTACCAAGTCTGAATTAGATCCTACTGTAAGACCATTTGTAGAATATGGTTTGCAAGAGGCTAAAGGTTTATATCAACAACCTGGCCCAGACTATTTCCCTGGTCAAACTTATGTAAGCCCATCTCAACAAACTACTTTAGCATTACAAGCAGCTCAAAATAGAGCATTAACAGGTAGCCCATTATCACAAGCAGCTCAACAACAACAATTAGGTACAGTTCAAGGTCAATACTTATCTGCTGGTAACCCATACTTTAGACAAGCATTAGGTGGCGCAACTCAAGAAGCTACACAAGCATATAATGACGCTATTAAAGCTGCACAAGGTAGTGCTTCTATGGCAGGTCGTTATGGTTCAGGCGTATCTGCTGATATTCAAAACAGAGCAGCAAACACATTAGCTAATACACTAGCCAATAAATATGGTGACTTAGCTTATGCTAATTACGCAGGTGAACGTGCTGCACAACAACAAGCTGCATTTAATGCACCTCAAATGGCTGCTGCTGACTATGCAGATATTCAACAATTAGCTAATGTAGGTAAAACTACAGAAAACTATTCACAAACAGCATTACAATCAGATATTGATAAGTTTAACTTTGAACAAAACAAACCATATCAAAAACTTCAAGCGTACCTTGGTGCTGCTTATGGCGCTCCAGTTGGTCAAGTATCTACTACACAGTCTCAACAAAGTGGCGGTGGTAAAATAGTATGTACTATGATGAATGAACAGGCTTATGGTTTCGGATCATTCCGCAATGCAATTTGGCTTAAACATTCAGCTAATATGCCAAACGCTAAAGTATACGAAAAAGGTTATCACACATTATTCTTGCCATTAGTAGAATTTGCTAAAGGTGCAGGTAAACTCAACAAAGTAGTACGCAATGTATTAGCACATATTGCTAGACATAGAACTGCTGACATTTATAAACAAATGCGTGGCAATAAGAGAGACACATTAGGTCGTGTTTATCGTGCTATCTTAGAGCCTATTTGCTATTTAGTAGGAAAGGTATCTTAATATGGGTATGCCAACATTAATAGGCGCTGGAGTAGGCGCTGTAGGTTCAGCAATTACAGGACAAAGTCCACTTAAAGGTGCTTTGTTAGGTGGTGCTACAGGTGGTTTATTTGGTGGTTCAGAAAGTTTATTGGGTGGTAAAGTTGCTAATATGTTTTCTAGTGGAGTAACTCCAGGTGTAGCACTTGGTGCAGATGCAGCAGGAACTGCAATAGTGCCTGGAATGGGAATTAATACTTTATCTAGCTCAATTCCTACTACATCTATAGGTACTAATTTAGGAGGCATTGGTAGTGGCGCATTACCTGCAACTACAGCAACTGGTGCATTTGCTGACGGTATTAATTTAACTGCAGCAAACTTAGCTGGAGGTGCTAGTGGCCTTCCACTAGGAGCTATGGATATGTCTAAAATATTTAATTACACACCTCCAACAGCTATGGATAAAATAACAGGTGCGGGTACTATGTTATCTGATTGGGCGCAAGCAAACCCAGCGCAAGCATTAGGAACAGGGTTACAAGGCTATCAAGCTCTTAACCAACCAGCACCTCAACTTAATTTACCAGTAGCACCAACAGCTCCAATTACACAAAGACCAGCACCATCATTTGGCTTAGGTCAAGACGAAAAACTTTTAACAAGATTATCACCTAGCTATGGTGGCTTACAAGTTTATAGAGGGTACTAATTATGGCACTATTTGATAACAACCCATTATATGAAAATATATCATCACTTACCAATCCAGTTACATCTGGCCTTGGTAATTTGTTTGGTGGCATGAATGTATTTGGCGCTAGACTTCCTGACTATTTATCTGGAGTACCTGCTCAAGGACAAGCTCCTGCAGTTCCTGGTTTATTAAACCCAGCTCAACAAGAACAGTTAAAAAACCAAGCGTTACTTTCTGGTCTTATTGGTACGGCTGCTACATATTTTGCACAACCTAAAAACCAAAATATTGGCTTAGGTGCTATTCTTGGAAAGTCATACTTAGGTGGTATGCAAGCCTCACAAGGTGCTTACAATGCAGCTACAGAAAATGAAATGAATAGACTTAAGATACAAAAAGAACAAAGAGACGCACAATTAGACTATTTAAAAGCATTACCTACAGATGTACGTGAGTTTCAATTTGCACAAACAGATCCTAAATTTCTTGAATATGCTAAAACAATGGCTAACCTTAGAGCGCCAAAAACTAATGTGGTTACTAACGTAGCTAACAAAGAGTTTGCATCTAATGTTATTAAAGACCTTGAAGGTAGTTTAACTGCTGGTTATGACGCACAAAGCACATTGCCAACAATTTCATCAATGAAAAACTTAATTACTGAAGGTGTGAGAACAGGTACTGGGGCTGAAACAGCTAAAGTAATTTCTAAAGCAGGTCAATTACTTGTACCAGGCTTTAATGTTGAGTCTACATCTAAACTTGAACAATTTGACGCATTATCTAAAGGCGTTATTATTCCTCAAGTTAAAAAACTTGGTGCTAACCCAACTAATACAGACTTACAATTTATTGTTGACTCAGCTCCTGGTATTGGTAAAACACCTGAAGGTAACTTATTACTTCTTAATGTACTTGAAATTGGTGCTAAACGTGATGCTGAACTTGCTAGCTGGACTGCAGACTGGCAACTTAAAAATGCTTCTCTTATTGAAAATAACTCATCACAAGCTAGAGCCAAATTGTTTAAAGACAAACTTGCATTTACTAAAGACTTACAAGCTAGAACTGCTCCAGATGTTCTTGCTATTAAGTCACAATTGCCAGGTCTTGTACAAAGTAATACAGGCGTTATTAAAAACAAAAATATCTTATTCAAATAATTAAGGAATAGAAATGGCTCAAGATCCAAAAGCAGTTATTCAAGAACTGTATTTTGACTTATCTGCTGGTAGAGACCAAGGCAATTTAAGTAAACAAGGCGAAAGTGTTTTAAATGCTATTGAAACTGGTGTAGTAACACCACAAAGCATTGGACAATATTTGCAAGGTGCTACATTAAATTTCTCAGATGAATTATTAGGTACACTTAATTCTGTATTTGGTAAGAAGCCTGGAGTTATATCTAAAGCAGCTAAAGAAGCAGGATATGGTGAAATTTCACCTAGAGAAGCTGGTGTAGGTTTAGAGCGTTTAGCACTAGAGCAAAGAGCTTCTGAAATGCCAATTGGCTCTATTGGTGAACAAATTGCAGGTGGAGCTATTCCTGCTATTATCAGCAAAGGTACTTCATTACCATTAACTTTAGGTAAAGCTGCTATACAAGGCTTTAAGTCAGGTGTTATTGGAGGCTTTGGTGCAGGTGAAGGTGGACCAACAGAGCAATTAACTTCTGCAGCAATTGGTGGTGTATCTGGTGGTGCAGCAGCTCCTGCATTACAATTAGGTGCTAGAGTTGTTAAAAACGTATCTCAACCTATTATTAAGTCTATGTTTGCTGAACCAGATGTTACAGGTTTAAAAGCAGGTAGAGACCTTGTTAAAGAAGCATTAAAGTCTGACGTAGGTTCAGTAGATGAAGCTATTAATTTAGTACTTCAAAACTCTGGTAAACCATATACATTGGCTGACATTGGTCCTAATACTAGAGCTTATTTAGATGCAGTAAGTCTTATTCCATCACCAGCAAAACAAACAGCTAAAAAGTTTTTAGAGCAACGTGATAAAGGTCTTTCAGCACGCTTAACTTCAGACTTACAAAGCGCATTTGGCACTACAGCATCATTCTTTGACGAGTTTAATGCTCTTAAAACAGCTAGAACTGACTTAGGTAAAAAGATGTATGCTAATGCGTTTAAAAAACAAGTACCAGTTAATAGAGAACTCACAGACTTATTAGGTCGTCCAAGTATGCAACAAGCATATACAAGAGGTATTGATATTGCTAAAGAAAAAGGAATTAAAGTTCCTAATTTAGTAGTAAATGCAGAAGGTCAATTAGTGACAGCAGAAAATAAACTTGTTCCTGCAGTTGATACAGAGTTTTTACATTTTGTTAAGATGGGTTTAGATGATCTTGTATATACAGGCAAAACACCTACAAGTGGCATTGGTAGTACACAATTAAATTCTATTAAAGATACTAGAACTAAATTTTTAAACTATATTGATAAAAATAATTCATCTTATAAGTCAGCACGTAATTATTGGGCAGATGATACAGCTACAATGGATGCTATGCAAGAAGGTCGTAAATTCTTAAAAGCTAACCCAGACCAATTAAAAGCTGACATTAAAAATATGTCTACATCTGAAAAAGAAGCATTTAGACTTGGCGCTATGTCAGATCTTATTGAGCGTGTAGGTGGCCAGTCTACAGATACAGTTGTACCTATGACTGCTAACGTAGCACGTAATATTCTTAAAGATCCTAAGCGTGTAGCTCTTATTAAAGCCACTTTCCCAGATAATGAATTAGGCCAAAACAAATTTAACCAGTTCATTAAAAACTTCCAAACAGAAATGGAAATGAAAGCTACATCTGGTCAGGTATTAACTGGATCACAAACAGCAGGCAGACAAGAAGCCGCTAAAGCAGTACGTGGCACTATTGCTCAAGAAGCACCAAGTATTGATGCACAAAACTTAATATTTAATGCTCTTAAAATGGATGCTACACAAATGAATGAGCAGCAACTTAAGTCAACAGCTAACGAAGTAGTTAAAATATTGACTGAGACTGATCCTGCAAGACTGCAACAAATTGCTAGAGAACTTACTACACGCAGACCATCTGAAATTGTTTCAGAAGTATTAACTAGAGGCGGAAGAGGCCTTATTAGTCCATATACAACAGGCGGTGTTGCTGGTAAGTTTGGAGCTACAACTCAACAAAGATACTTCCCAAGCCTATTGGGTACTCCACAGTAAAGGACTATGATGGTTAAAACAGATGTAGAAGCACGTTTAAGTACGCATGAAGAAGTATGTGCATTACGTTATGAGCAAATAAATGCAAGACTCAAACGTTTAGAACAAATACTTTTAGGCACAGCAGGTTTCGTTATTGTATTTTTGTTGACACACTTTACAAAATGACATTTATTACAGAGAACAATATAGCAAACCTATATTCAGCTCTGATAGAAATGCCTATATTTGACGAGTATAAACTACCGCCTGCATCTAAAGTAGACTTCGTAGTATTGCATGACGATACTATATGCGGACAATATGAGCCTCCAGAAGCTGGTGAACCTCATATCATTACTATATCTACTGCACGTCATTCTCATTTATATTCTGTTCTAGTTACATTGGCGCATGAACTTATCCACATGTGCGTATATATAGACTCACCTAAAACAGAACAGTATGCTAGTCACAAAGGTTTATTCTTAAAACTACAAAAGCGTGTAGCCAAGATGTATGGCTTTGACCCTAAAGAATTATAAGGAGAATATCATAGACCCAATTACCATATTAGCAGCATTAGGGCCGTTAGCAGTAGACTTAGGTAAGTCTCTTATTACTCGTTTTATAGCACCTGATCAATTTAAACCAGCGACTATAGAACAATATACTCAAATGAAACAAATTGACTTAGAGTTTTTTAAAGTAATGAATGAGGCAGGTGGTGGTAATCCATCATACCCTTGGGTAGAAGCTATCATAAGACTTATGAGACCTGTTATAGGGTTGCTTGTGCTTTCTACATGGGTTATTATGCACCTTAATGGTACAGCAACACCTGAAGTAGATAACTTTGCTAGTGCTGTTGGCTTCTATCTATTCGGTGAGCGTTCATTACTACACATTAAAAAAAGTGCTAAATGATATTTTTAAGCATACTTAACTTTATCGGCTTATCTATACTTAAACTTATTGTAGTAGGACTGCTATTTATAATCATGGGTATTGCATTAGTATTTATTGCTCTTATGGACTATCTTACTATTCTTTTAAAGCATATTAATTCTTATGTTAATTGAAGTTAAAAGGTTTGAATTTAAAGACACACATACGATAGGCAAGATGTATGTAGACGGTGTATATGAATGTTATACATTGGAAGATGTAGTCAGAAATGGCACTAAAGTATTAGGTAAGACTGCTATACCTACTGGCGAATATAAACTTATTATAGACGCTTCTGTACGCTTTAAACAGGACATGCCACACATACTAAACGTTCCTAACTTTACAGGTGTTCGTATTCATTCAGGTAACACTTCAGCAGATACAGATGGATGTATATTACTTGGCACAACATGGGCAGGTAAAGACTTTATAGGTAACTCTAAAATAGCTTATAAGAAGTTCTTTGACAAACTAAAGAAAGCTAAAACAGCCACTATTAAGATATGCTAGAGTATTTTATTTGTGATGTATTATGTTTTATAGATCATTTTAAGCTATTGATAATGGTAGTTATTTTATTATTAGTGTACAATAGGCAAAACAACCATCAAGGATAGTTATGTCTAAATATAAGTCGGTATTAGTAATATCTGATCTTCACATTCCTTATCATCATCCTGACGCATTTGCTTTTCTTAAAGCATTAAAAACTAAATACAAGTTTGACCATGTAGTTAATATAGGTGATGAGTTAGATCAACACGCTATATCTATGCACGAACATAACCCAGACTTATATTCTCCTGGACATGAATTAGAGCAAGCTAAAAAGCACGTAAAAGAATTAGAAAAAATATTTCCTAAGATGGTCTTAGTTCATTCTAACCATAGCTCTTTAGTTTATCGCAGAGCGTTAAAGTATGGACTTCCAAAGGCATATTTAAAACACTATAACGAGTTTTTAGGGGTAGGAAAAGGCTGGGAGTGGGTGGATGACCACACAATAACATTAAGTGATAACTCTAGGTGTTTCTTTACTCACGGCCTCTCTGCAGACGTTTTAAAGGTAGCCCAGCAGTATGGAATGAATACAGTCCAGGGTCACTATCATACAAAATTTTCTATCGGATATTACAGTAACCCAGATGCACTAATTTGGGGAATGCAAGTGGGTTGTTTAATACATCAAAAGTCTATGGCGTTTGACTATGCTAAAAACTTTAAAAGCAGGTTTATTGTAGGCTGCGGTGTAATTATAAACGGACAACCTAAATTAATGCCTATGGTTCTTAACACAAACGGTAGGTGGATCGGAAAAATAGCATAGAAAGGTTTATCATGCAAATTCAGCCATTAATTGATCAATTGGTAGGAGATAAAATTGTAGAGGCTGAAGCGTATTTTGATGAGAATGTATTAGCTTTAACATTCGAGTCAGGTCTTTATGTAGAAATTACAGTTGACTCTGTACACTACGAACTCCCAGAACTAGATGACTAAAGGATAGAATTATGAAAGTAATACGTGGACTTGTTGTGGATGACAATGGAAAACCATTGCCAAACGTACCACAGCTCACTAAAAAAGATATTAAAGAGATGGCTCAACTTGCTGCATCTGGAGCATCTATGGCCTATCCTCCTATTGGTATTCCATTAGGCGCTTATGAAATGTATCAAGGTTATGCCAACCAAGATCCTATTCAAGGTTTGTTAGGCGCTTTAACATCTGCTGGAGGAGTTGCAGGTACTGTGGCTAAAGCTCCAGGTGCTGCATTAAAGTATGCAGAAGGCCAACGTAAAATGTCACCTGTCAATATTAATATTGAAGCTACATCTCCGAATATATTACAAAGAGCCAATGAAACACCAGCAGGACGTGCTTTATCTGATCTAAGATATAACACAGCTCAAGAAGCTGCTGCAGCTAAAGGCATGCAATATGCTAATGTACCTCCATCTAAAATGCAAGGTGTATGGGTAGATCCAACAACAGGCGCAGAAGAATTTAATAGAGTATACAGTCAAAACTTAGGCCCTATAAATAGAATGAATATTCAGAAGTCTAGGCCATTATCACAATATGCTCAGTCAATGGGAGGTGACTTAGGACAAATTGGTATAGGAGCTGCACGCTTTACTAAAATACCTATGAATTTAAACAAAGATGCAGCTACTGGTCTTCTTTATGAAAACGTAACATCAAAACAAATTATTGAAGCAGGTAAAAAATTAAACCCTAAAGAAATTGTAGTATCAGCAACGCCTAATGGTGGTATGTTGGTATTTGATCCTAAGATAGCATTTGATCCTAGTCGTGCAATAAAAGTTAAACAATTAGCAAGTGAATTAAAAGGTGTAGCTAAGAGTCCAAAATATGGACTCCTAGACTCTGCTTACTATGAGACAGATGCTATTGCTCAGGGCGCTTATATGAACCCTGTTGACGAGCTACTTCGTCTAAGAGGCTTTTAAGTCTTTTAGGATCAAACTCGTAGTCTTCGTAAAAGTTATTTAAAGCATAAGATAAAAATGCACCTTTGGCAGCAGCTAAAGGAGGATAATGAGCCTTTATATAAGGCTCACTACCATGCAATACATTTACATTTAATTCATCTAATGCTTCACAATAACACCACTCTATAAACCTGCATGCCACTTCAATATACTTTGGCACTCTGTGAGTTTTGTAACGCTCTATTTGATCATCACTCAAACCCAGCCAGTCTATCAAGTCTTCCTCATCAAGATCCAGTCTTTGTTGCCATTCATTAAAGTTAAAGTGTGTCATCTTCCTCCTCCTCAACTTCATCTGGGTTATCATACTTCCAGTCTTCAATTAAATGCTTTGCAATTTCATAAAAGTTTGCTTGTCTTATAAATGCGCCAGCATAGTCTTTAGCTAAACCATCTGGCACATCAATAAATATCACTTCTTCTACATAGTCTTCTAATTGTTTAGATAAGTCGTATGGATCTTTAGAATAGTCAGATATATCAAAATAGTCAAATATCTCTAAATTAATTCTCCAAGTTTCATAATTAGACCATCCATTGTATTTGTTATCTGTAGTCATTATGCAGCCTCCTTTACAGATACTTTAGGCTCATCAAATATAAATTTTGGTGCGCCTGTAATAGATGACTCAACTCTTAATGGTGAAATAACACCAACACAGTCAGGGCAGTCAAGATCAACTAATGCTGGTTTAATACCATTTTGACTTAATGATGCTTTTTTATTCTTAACGCCAGAGATATATTCTGCGGCCTTATTAAAGTCATTAAGATATGTAAAGTCATAATTACCAGCTTCATAAGATACTGACTCAGGAAATACTCTTCTAAAGTCAGGATACTTGCCTTCTATTGGACGTGCTTCTAACCTAACTGCATCATTCACAACGTGTATTTTCTTAACCACATTGTTTTCAACTTCTAATGATATGCTAGCTGCACCTAATGTTGACTTAACTTTAAGTAAGGCATCAATAGTCTCAATAGGAATAACTACTCCTAATGTATCTCTACCGTGCTGTACTTCGTTATGATAGACTGCTGTACTTAATAGTCGGTGACCATCAGTTGCAACAAAGATAGTGTTATATTTATTAAACTCAACGTAAACACCATTAAGGTAATATCTTACGTCTTTTTTAGCCACAAAAAGTTTAAGTGCTTTTAAGTGGCCAAGTTGTACTAATACTTCATATTTAAACGTTGTCATGCTGTTCTCCTTTAGCAAAATTTCTTGATCGCCTGCAAGTAGATATAAATTAGCGATATGTGTATGCTATATATTTGCTAGCATGATGTCAACACTTTTTTGTAAATATTTTTAATTATTTTATAAGTCATTGTTTTACTTGAGTTTCCACCATGTATTTATATAGCTTTTTAATGCTTCTGGGCCTTTATCTATGTAAATAAGTTTATCTTTTCCTACTTGATAAAAGTTATCTACTTCAGTTCTTTCATTATCACTATGTCCATATATAACTAAAACGGTAAAGTTTTCTTGAGCCGCTAATCCTTTTAATACTATTTTTTGACCCATTGACATAGGTTCATTGTGATGCTTCCACTCGCCTACCAAAAATTTTTTACCGTCTTTACATATAACCATATCTAGGTTTGTTGGCAATATATTTTTACCTGGGATCATTCCAGATAAAAAGCCAAAGTCTATAAACTTGGCATTACTATTGCGCATCCCTAGCGTCATACGCAGATGATCGTATCCTTAGATACAGTACAAACAGTTACAGTACCGTCTGGAGCAATAATAGTTTGACCAAAAGACTGTTCAGTCCAAATAATAGCTAATGCAGCTAATATAGTTACGACTATCCAATATATTTTACTCATCATCAAACCTCTGTAGTTGAGCTTCAATTTCAGGCGGGTTTACAACTTCTTGATCCCTTAAAACTGAAATAAGTTTATTTTTGAACCATTCAGACTTTGCCAAGTCTTCTTCTACATTACCTTTAAATGGGTAACGTAAGTCATATTTCATCTTACTACCTTTAAGGTATCCAACAAACTCTTCTTTGGTTAAACGACTTTCAATAATATCTATGGTTTCTAAGCCTCCGATATTATAGTGTCTAGGGTGGTTTACGTTATCTGACATACTGCCTCCTATAAATAAAACAACATTGATGACTTCTTACGTGCCTTCATCAAAGACTGTTTATTAGTCAATGGTAATGGCAATTTAACAAGGCCCTGATCTTCTAACATCTTAGCCCTATATCTGGTAATGTGGCATTCATGATATATTTGTTTTCTTATAGCTCCAGGATGAGCTTCCATATATGCCTTTATATCTTCGGCTTTTTTTCTATCATCTAGTACTGTATACATCATAACCTCGTTTGTTCAAAACATTCTAAATGACTTTTAGCAAATATATTAGGTCTTATTTCTTCGTATAATTCACCTTGAATACATTTTAAATTCATGTGGTATTTTTTTGTAGTACTGTTATATGTCATAACTGACCATGTAATTAAAGCTCCAATAATAGCGCCTACAAGTAAATAACCATTACCTTCGTATTTAGAGACCATTATTAGCCTCCACTAAACGCTTTGAGTCGTACTTATTCATTGCTTTGTACTCTTCAAATTTATCGCCTCTAAACAATGGTGTTATTTTAATATGATGAGTTGACCCTTTTAAGTCATTAAGATATGAAAGTTCTTTTGGATGGAATGACCACAAGTAAGACTTTTTAAGCTCACCTGTTTTAATATCAAATTCTTCATACAAGTATCCTGCCGGCTCTTTTTTCATAATGACCTCAATAAAATATATGGTTACCTATTGCCACTTTAACTGGTTTATTATTAGCCCATGTAGGTTTAATATCTTTTCTATGAAAATATATTGCTCCTTTTGTGGGATCTTTTACTTTTTTATGAAGCACATTATACGCCATGTTTAAATAAGGTTGCAACTGAAATTTTGATGCCAGCTCAACATTCCCTATAAAAGAAAATTGTTTTGGCTTATGTAGTTCGTTACATACGTTTTTAGTACTTTGCGCTCTATTAAGCAATACGTACATGACGGCCGTTTGACCAGAAGTAGGCTCGCCTCGGCTTTCATGGTAAGCTGCCAGGGCAAGGCAAAATGCTGCTGTTTCTATTCCCATTATGAGTCTCCTTTTAAAGCATAATACTCATCATGACCAAACTTATGAATGAGCATATTTTCTATATGGTGTCTATCATATCCGGATAATATAAGACATATATCAGCTACAGAATTTTTTTCCTTCATAAGCCAATTGTAAGACACCTTCCTATTATGCGTATTAGTACCGCATATCTCTGTTATGGCCTGGATCATTACGGCCATTAATAATTTACCTTCCGGTGTTAGTATAAGTTCTGATCTTAGTGACTCCTTTACCTCTATCATTTGCTTACTTTCTTTTAATGTTTTTACTGATAGCGAAAACTCACTTTATAGCCGATAATGAAATGGCAATATTGCATTAATTAACCGAGGATAATATTATGTGGACAACTCCAGCAGCTACAGAAATGCGTTTTGGCTTTGAAGTCACAATGTACGTAATGAACAAGTAATTGTTTATAGTGTTATGGGGATGCTCCTAAAAAGGAACATCCTCATCTGCACCTTCAACCGCAGGGCCACTTGCAACATATTCACCTTTAAGTGCTACTTTGCCTGTGTAAAGTGGTTTCTTAGATCCTTCCTCAACCTCATTCTTAAATACTGCAGCAGTATATTCTTTACCATCTACATTAATACTAAATGAAATATACTTACTTCCTGTTTTACTTTCACGTAACCATCCAGCAATTCTATTACTGTTATCATACTCGGCCATACTTTACTCCTTATTAAAAATTGGTTTCTTAGTCCAGCGTTTAGGCTCTATGTCATCTTCAACATATTTCATAAACTCTAGCGCTAATGGCGTATACCATTCAAGCCAGGCTTTACTTCTATTTACTATTTGTAATTTTGTTTCATTTGGTGTCCATATATAAAAATATGCCTTAGGTAAATTACATACTTCCATTTGCATTTGCATTTGAAAGTAATAACGCTCAGGGATCTCTTTATATACCTCTTGAGAATAAGGACATTTTATCTCAATAACAAGACCATTATAATATCCATCTGCGCTTGCACCAAAAGGTAATTTATCATGTAATACAAATTTATTACCAGGCTCTACAATATCATCCAGTTCTTTTTCTAATGCAGATATTGCGATAGGCTCATGAATATTTCCATACTCAGTCATATCATTGCCTTCAAATGGCGGCTCACGTAAAGTCATTTGACGCCATAACTTTTGCCTCTCATATACGGCCGACCAGGCAATGCTGGCGGTAATAACGTTATGACGTCTATTATCTTTTAAATGACTCATGCAGACTTCTTAAGCTCATTAGCAAACTCACGTAGTTTTTCTTGTACACCTGGGCCTAAAGCAAAGAATGCTTTTTTAAGTTCACCATTTTTAGATGCCTCTGTTAATACATTTTTAGCATCTTCAATTTGAGCTTCAGTCACATTTTCAATAACTGGGTTGTTTTGTTGATGGATAGCATTAACTACCTCATTAGCAGATGCAAACTCAGTACCTCCAAGACCTAAAGCTGCAAGACATCTTCCAATTGCACTTGTCTCACAATTTTCTACATAAGATGTACCATTGATCTGTGATGCTTTTCTAAACTCTTGAGCATGTCCAGTAGCAAATGTTTTAATAGTACCATCATCTTGATGTACACCTGCATATGCTTTAACAATACATTGCTCATCATCAATTTTAATAATATCAGTTGTTAAAAAGTAGTTAGGATATTGCTCTCTAAATTCTTGTACTCTAAGTGCAACGGTTTTATATTCCTTACCTCTAATGTTTACTACGCCTTGTTTAGTCATGCTTACTCTCCTGTAATTCTTTTAATTGTAATTCTCTAATGTAATGTTCTTTTTGATCTGCTTTGTCATTTGAGTCACGTAGATCTTCATTCATTAGTTGTAGTTGTTCAATAATTTTATCTAGTTCATCCATATATAACCTCCGTAAATTAATATGAGTAGTAACACTAACACAATAAACCTATTTGATGCAACATCTTCACTTTCAAAACTTTCACCGGCTTGATAATTAACACCATAACGCTCTCTATAAGTCCTGGGAGTTTTAAAGTCCCATTGGTTATACCAAGTGTAATGTTTATCTTTATTCCATTGAAAGTTATCCATCATGCTTCTCCTGCTGATCTAATTGATATTGCTCTTCAAGTTCTTTCTGTCTCCAGAATTCTTGTTGATCTAAATACTCATCATAGTCTAACCATCTTTCGTCCATTATTCACCTCCTTTGATATTTTGAATATCATTCTCAAAGTCAGCAAATATCTCATCTATAGTTAAAGTTCTATGAGGGCCTGTTCTATTAAAAAAGTTTTCAAATACATTTGGGTTGTTATTTGCCCATTCACCACATTTTGGTACTGGTTTTAAGTTAGGTAGTTTTTTGTTTGTATCCATTATTCTCTCCTTGTTAATAAATACTACAAACGAATGGTGATCTTATTGAAATAAAATGTCAAGCAATTTAGCAAAATATTTTTCTTGCTCTATTTTTTTGCTAGCAGTATACTACCGACCTATGGATGATACAGTTGAATTTTGTACGAAAGGACGTGTATTATACCATATTTCAATGTGTTACGCTTAAGGAGAGTTTATGAAAATAAGAAACTGGAGTAAATATCAGCATTACCATGACAGATGTCCGCCATGGATAAAAGTACATAGATCGTTATTAGATGACTTTGAATGGCATAATTTAGATCCATTATCCGCAAAAATGCTTATTAATTTATGGTTGTTGGCCGCAGAGGATATTGATGGTAATTTACCATCCGTGGACACTATGGCTTTTAGACTTAGAATTGAAAAGCCTTTATTAAACAAGTGTTTATCTTCACTCACACCATGGTTAGAAGAGCTAGATAGCAACGTGCTAGCAAACATGGAGCAAAGTGGGGGTACAGAGACAGAGACAGAGACAGAGACAGATCTTGTGGAGCAAGTTTCTATAGAAGAAACTTTCGATAGGTTTTGGAAGTTATATCCGTCTATAAGAAAAGTAGCTAAACAAAAATGCTTTGAACGCTGGAAGGCTAAAAAGTATTATAAGATCGCTGATCAAATTATTGGTCATGTAGAAGCAATGAAACAAAGTAAGCAATGGAAGGATGGGTACTCGCCAGCCCCAATAACTTACATTCAGCAGATGCGTTGGTTGGATGATATTGAGGTTGAACGTAAGCCATGGGAAGGTGGTATATGAATATCAATGACGCAATGAGTAAGCTGACGGTTAGTCAGCAAGAGGTAAATAACTTTTACAATGGAGAAACTTATGGTAACGAATTTAAAATTAAAAGTGCAGATATTTTTATTGATGATCTGCTTAAATACTACTCTACTGAAGTACACGCTGGCAAGACGTTACCGTGGGCTAAAACGTATGATAAATTCCATGTTCGGCCAGGGGAGGTAACTTTAGTCACCGGACCTAGCGGCCACGGCAAGTCAATGTGGCTTTCACAAGTAATACTGCATTTAATGAAAAGCTCAATATGTTTAGTAAGCAGCCTTGAGATGAGGCCGGTACTCACTATGGCTCGCATGGTGGCTCAGGCGTTAGGATCACAAGAGCCTACAGATGAATACGTCACTCGGTTTTGTGAGCGTGCAGCTAGTAAGCTGTATATCTACGATCAAACTGGAGTCACTACATCTGAAGATATGATAGCCACATTGTATTGGGGCAAGCACGTCCTCGGAGTGGAGGTATATGTAATTGACTCATTGATGAAGATGGCTGATATTGCTGAAGACAATTACAATGCTCAAAAACTTTTTGCTGATAGACTTGCAGTCGTCTGTAGGGATCTTAACATACATATTTTTTTAGTAGCACATACTAGAAAATTATCGGACGAAGAACAGATACCAGACGCAACGGACATCATGGGCAGCTCGCATCTGCGCAACCTGAGCGATAATATCTTATGCTGCTGGCGCAACAGATACAAAGAACGTTTAAAAGATGAAGGCAAGACACCGGATGATGAACTGAAGGGTATACCAGATGCAAAGATATTCGTCCAGAAGCAGCGTAATTTTCAGTTTGAGGGGTCATTTAATTTCTGGTATGATCCAAAAGGTTTACGTTATAAGGAGAGTCCATGAAAACAGCAAATGAGTTCTTAAAAGAAATACAAAAAGTATTTGGTCAAGTAGAGTACAAAGCTACTACAAATGATGGTAAAGTATTTAAAAGCAAAGGATGGGAGAGTAAATATGACAAAGAGAATGACAGTAAGCGAAGTGAATTTCCAAGAGTTTATAAGTCTAATGCAAGATGAAATAAAAGCTAACGGACATGTTGATGTTAAGTTTTCTGATAAAGGTAAAAAGTTAAGATCAAACTCACAGAATGATAAGTACTGGGCCATGTTAAAAGAGTTAGGCGACTATCTCGGATACCATGACTATGAACTACATGAGCTTCTTACTTTCCAAAACTTAGCTGAAACTAAAGTAGTTGCTGGACGTCCTGTCACGCACGTTCGATCTACAACGGATCTGGATACTCACGAATTTTCTGATTATCTTGAGCAAGTAAGACGTTTTGCCATTGAGTACGGTTTTAGGTTTCCAAGTGATATATCGCAACACTAAACTTTTAAAAATTTTAAGAGACATTCCATGTCAGTCATGCGGTGCAAGTGACGGTACTGTAGTGGCTGCACATAGGAATGAGGGAAAGGGCATGGGTCTCAAAAATTCGGATGCGCTTACCTGTAGTCTATGTTATCATTGTCACTATGAATTAGATGCTGGTAATAAACTTACCAAGGATCAAAAGCGTGATATGTGGAATAGAGCATACGTAAATACTATGCAATATCTTTGGGAACATGACATGATAGGAATTAAATAATGGGTAAAGGATCAGCGCCAAGGCCATATAGTGTAGACCAGGATACGTTTAGCAATAATTGGGATACAATATTTAAAAAGGAAAAGAATAGTGATGATGTATCACCTCATGCTTATGAATATGAACTTAATAAGTCTACAGGTGAAGTAGAAAAAACTTTTAAACAAGGTATCTTTAAACCAAACCAAGGACAATTTAATGGCAATGTCACCGACACAAGTAGCATTAGCAAAGATGAAGAAGGAAAATTATCCTCTGGTGCAGATAGTTGAAACATTTAACTTCCACGCAGGCGTACGCAAAGACCTCTTTACGTTTATTGACATCCTTGCAATAACTGAAGAAGGCCAAGTGGTAGCGGTCCAGGTTACTTCTAAAAGCAATATGGGTGCAAGAATAAAAAAAATAACTGATAGTGAAGCTGTTAAATATGTACGTAAAGCAGGGTGGAAAATATTTGTATGGGGTACATATAAACAAAATAACAGGTGGCATGTTAAGGAAGTTGATGTCTCATGAAAGTAACAGCGATACAAACAAAAGCATATCGCATGAAGGATATGTTGTTAGATGTAATAAATGAAGACGAGGTTATTACATGCAAAGAAATAGCTAGACGTGTAGGCCTTAAGTTTAACGATATTAAATTTGTAGTAATTAAACTTGTAGAATGGGAATTGTTATGTGAGAAAAGAGGAGGCAAGTATCTTTTCTATCATAAACCTAAAAAACATTATCTGCAGGAGCTTTATCATCCAATGCCAAACTTTAAAATATTAAGTGTTTATAGACATACCGCAGATCAAGATAAACATAGTGTAAGAAACCCATATAGAGGCATTCAGTCTTTTAATGCTAGTATCCTAGGAATTCAACATGATCCGTATTGATAGACTTATGCAAATACTAGATGATTGGGCCTTATGGATGAAGTCGGATAATCACCGCCTGGGTTATCCATCTAAGTCAATTGGTCTCTCGTCAGGGGGCGAGTCAACGGTAGACTCGTTTGATGAGATGATAGATATTCAAGACCTTTCTAACGTCCATGTAGTCGACTCTGTTATACACAGCCTTCCTGGTGAGCAGCAAGATGCCATATATCACCGCTATTTACATTCTAAAAAGCCTTTGGCCTATGAATACAAACTAGATCTGGCAATGGACAACCTTTTAACCATAGTATCAAAAAGAATTAATGCCTAGCATCTTGACAAAACGCATTTCCGTGGTAAAATATCACGCAATGGGATAATTACGCCCATAAACTCCGTAACTCTCCTTAAACCCTATCTTAACCGGTAGGGTTTTTTATTTTATGCGTCCCAAAATTTGCAGTACATGCGGCCAGCCGTATGATGACACCGGCTATGAACAATGTCCAGAGTGTCAATATGATCACACGTTTATAAG